TAGGGTGGTTCTTAGGTCAGAGTCGGTAGACAGGGCGTTCTAATAGAAGCCTCCACGGTACTGAACCTACTGACGCAAATCCCTTTGATGTGATCGTCGGGAAATCCATTCAATAAGTCCCCTTTAGTATAGAAACAGACCAAAATGATATCGACACGTGAACTTATCGTGCACTAGATATCATTAAGACTTCATCTATATAAAGGCCGGGAGGGTGTTAGAAACCCCTCTCTAGCGCTCCTTATGTCCGTAAGAGCCCTAACCTGGATGGTTACGCTACTCTACTCATTTCCGAGTAGGAGTAGTTAGCCTCTCACTGGGTGAAACGGTCTCGAAGTCCTCGTTTGATTGTGATGATAATGATGTTTTGAGGAGCATCGTTTTCTGTAAAGGAATTGATGATGAGGAAGACGAACGTGAAACTTTCGTCTCCTTCTTCTCTTCCGGAATAGTCTGCGGGCGTGGAGGGAGGTAAACACTTCCCGAACCAGTCAGTGCACAGGTGTAGTTAAGATAGTAAGGGGCGTCCGCATGGACAGTCCTCACATACGTATCCTTAGTTGGATCCTGGACCTCGATTATGGCGTAGCCGGAATAGGTCGAGGGAAATGCACTATTGTTGGGAACGACATGAAAGTCGAGCACAGTAGCATTCTGTACCTGCATGGACAACTTGTCTGCGCCGGATGCGGCGGCAGTTAAGTTGGCATAGAAGGTGTACAGTGCGATATACTGCGCGGGGTATTTTGCCGTTGTTGCCACGATCTTCATAGCATTACCATAGCCAGCCATGCCCTTATCGGGGCCATATCCGGCGGAATGGAAATTGTAATTAGTAGTGACTCCGGCCGCCGCAATATCGAAGAGACTTTCTTCGTTAAGCGCCGAACCAGAGCCATGTTGTTGAAGACCAGCTGATTGATGCAGACCATACTCGGAACCGAAACCTTCCGAAATGTAAAGGTGAGGGTTTGAAAACTCGAGAGTATACTCGACAAACAGATTCCCGTAAGTCTGAGCGGTCAGAGCGGACATACTTATAAGTACGAGCCGACCAACCGAATGATCATTGCGAGAGCCGGTAGTTGTATCAACCGGCCAGTCCTGTTTACCTGTAATTCTCGGAAGTACCCAACTTATGGCTCGAGAGTTGCCTTCCCATACAGAGAAGGAATGCCCTCCAACAGTAGCAGCACCACGCTGCATCAAATGTGTTGGTGTGTAAGCCGTGGGGTCAAACGCAGCATCCCGGTCTATGAAGCCCAGGATAGCACCCGTTGTACCGGTACCGACGACTGATTCGTAACGGAAACGAAGGGAACGGAATTTATAACGTCCGAACATTCGGGACGAGACATCCATTCTACCATTCGGAACAATCAGTGTAGGATTCAGCTCAATATTGGCTAAAATTGTACCAGCCTGTGTTGTAGTGGTGGTCACTCCCGTAGAGTTGTTAACCTGACCAACAAGGTCGGACCCCGAGACGATTGTTACTCGGGGGGTAGACTGACGGGGAGTGCGGAATTTCTGCGTCAAAGGGACCGATAGCCGGTCCGGGTACTTCGACTTCTTCTCTCTCTTCTTAGGTTGTGATTGAGGGTTCTTACGTACCTGCATTGCGCCAGGACGATTTTCAGGCCCGAAAACGGGCAAACCCTTGATGAACTTCTGCTTAGGTTGGGAATACTTGGTATCCATTGTGAATAACTATGGCATCCCTCTATTCACTGTAGGGAGGTTCCTACGAGCGACTGTACATCTAAGAATTTATGAAGCCGTGCAGTCTGTCGGCATTTTGCTTAGCACGGAATTATTGAGACAGCCATTTAGACTGTCACCGTTTTGGTTCGACCTTCTTGCCCAATGTAGACATCAGCCACATGCATAGCACGGGTGATAACACGCAAAGGACGAAGACTAACGCCTACTTACCAGCCACCGACGCCACAAATAGGTAATCCCATTGTGGTAACGTGTAGCCGATGAAGAAGGCGACGGTCATCTTAGACGCCATACTACCGAAGTAGTCGTAGTTTAACGTCATTGCGGACAGGGATGACTAGTGTCTTATACACAATCGCTGACTATGAATTGCCTGATGTATGGATTCTGTGATGATGTTATTTTCATGGAATCTATATTCTAAGTTCTGACGGGGATCATTCTCGTTCGGTTTGAAATCCGAATAGTAAAAGAAAGATTCTTCGCTCAGTTGAGTCAGACTCATGGGTTTACACTTTTCGATCGTTCGCATGACACTGCCGGAGAGGCAGGTGTGCCATAACATCGTAGGTGGTTTCGGCCAACTCCATCCCGGAGGGCCATATCGTAAAAGGGACTTATTCCTCTCTTTTGTCTTCGCGTTAAGATACTCTTCATATCTCTCACAATCCTCATCCGAGGCATTATCGAGAGACTCCTGTGTATCGAGATGACGCATACCGGGTATTTGCACCCTATAAACCACATTCCAAGGCGGGGTTCTTTCCTCTTTCCTTAAATGGGAAGTTTTGAGGACCCTCTGATTAGAAAGATAACTAGCGTACTTTAACTGCCAATCCGTGACAAACTCGTCACATGGCACGTACCGCTTATCTCTCACGGAGTATGTTTGGGCCCCATAAGACTTTATACCAAAACCGCCCTTTTCCACGGGAAGGAAAATATTCAACTTCCCAGATGTGATTGTATGTACATCCTTTGAATGGTACCGCATGTATCGTTCCAACGCTCTCGTCGGATTAAAGGCACCTCGCAGTACCAACTCAAGGGAAGCTAAAGATACGGGTGCTTCGAGCTCCTCCTCATGACGAGCAACCTTAGACCTACCCATAAGTAAACCCGAAGGGAAATACGGTAAGGTCTTAAGCAAGCCGGGTTTCGGTCTTGAGAATGCCTGACGGTCGAACAGCTCGGAATCGATCATAAAGAATCGAGGATGAGCATAATTCTTACCGATGGACTTTACAAAACCGAATGTGGGCAAGTAATCGCTCCATACTTTATACTCGGAATCTGTGGCGGTGAACAAGATATCATCACCGTTCACGAGAACAACAAGCTCTTCAAAGGATTTATCTGGGTAAAGAGCCATCCAGTAGCAGATCAGATTTGCGATGCAGAGTATCGGGAAACTCAGGGGAGACCCCATGAGTTGACCGTTAGATTGCACTGCCGAGTGTACTTCTGGATAGTCAGGCGGATACTCAAGGATGTGCTCATATAAAACTTTACGAGCTAATTCCAGGAGCTCAGTTAAGGTACTGGAATCATCCAGCACTAATCCATCGCCTAACTGAAGTTCTATCCGACGCAGCATTCGCTCGAATATTGTTTTCGTCACCTCCATCTTAAGGTTATCGGTGGCAGCAGAGTAGTCTCCCGATACGACCAAGGGTCCCAAAGATTTCGAAAGAAACTGACCTATGACATCTTCATCGACAGGTTTGCCGATGAGCTCGAATTGAGGCAGACGTCTCAGGTTAGCATGCATCCATTTCTGAATACAATGTGTAATAAAGTAGGGACCTGCTCGACCGCATGTAACGTTTCGGACTTTAAGAGGCTCTAATACTGGACAGACATTACATGTCATACGTCCAAGGGGAAGATCGCGAAGATAGATATCGTGAACCATCTCCTCGAACCGGGGTAACGCCCAGCCATATTTCCACTCCACACGATCGCATCCTACCTGGACTGCGCCTAGGAGTTCGTCGAAATATCCTCTCTTAAAGTCAAGCATCATCCGTGTGAACTGCCAACCAACACCCGAACCAGTTTCGTAACAACTTGACGTGGAAGGTTCATATGCCTTTAGCTCAAAAGGCACCGTGAATTTGTTGAGAATAACGTCAGTTCTGACTGTTATCTCATCAATAAGCTCTCGTGTTAACTTTGAGTCCACCTTATTAGAAGGACCATCAATGAGTTCACGAGTCAACAGTGCTCTATGGTCCAGAAGGCATTTTTCAATATAGCTTTCTGGAACGGGAACACAACCACGCTTACACTGAAGCAACGAATAAAACAGCCTCGCCATCTTGGCAAGCGGCTGCCCTTTCTTGTCCTTATAATGAGCCATGCGACGAAAATGTTTTCGCATGTAACCCGAAAAAGGCCAAGGGTCCCAGGAAGGGTCCCCTTGAGGGAGTTCGTCACCTATGTAATAGGCAAACCAGTAGGACAGCATAAACTTTAGACGCTTCACTGCGTCCTTGCTGTCTAAACCTTTGAAACTGGAGACAAATGAGAGTACCTCCGCCGGAACAAGGTGTTCCTCCAAACGGGGGTCAAAATCGAAAAGTGTTTCTAACATGGCACACAAGATATTCAAGGCAAACCAAGGACCCATCTCCGCTTTACCAAAATTGATATCGCGCTGGGTACACCTGCCTGCCAAGAGAAGATTGAGTGTGTTCTGTCCTTCGGCTGTAAGTTTTACGCCGAGAGCCTCAAAGACTAGCGGGAATTTCCCGTAAAAGTCGAGGCCTCTCGGTGTGAGATATTTGCCGGAAATCTTTCCTACTACGAAGGTCATACCTGAAAGCACATCATTCCAGCCACCCGATGTTTCGGCGTGCTGGTGCTTTTGATTTCTGAGTTCTTGTTTGGATTCAAAAATCAGACCTTCACAGGGCGTCTCACTGACGCTTGTGGATTCCACTAAGAGAACAATTGCCCCGAGCAGACTTCGGTCTATCTCTCTATGCGAGAGGCTCGTGGGTTGGGTATTCGTGCTTATAACAATAGGAATCATTTTGTTATAACCG